TCAGAAGTTTGCGCATCAGTACACCCCCTTGCGGAAAAGTTCGGCGATGCGCTGGGCGCGGTCGCCCACCTGAGTCGCCCATTTGGAATTGAGAGCTTCGGTTGCTGCCTGGTCGTATTGACCCTTGGCCAGGTGTGCCAGCATGCTCTTGAAACCGGACAGTCGCACGATGCCCAGGTTAAAGCACATATTGGCAAGTGCATTCTGGCGGGCCGGCGTCATGGTGCGCCACCAGGGATAGCGGGTGTCCAGGTCGTAAGCCGCGTCGGCAACGTCGTTTTTGAGCATGAGCTGGATCTCTTCGGGCCGCAAGCCTACGTCGTCCATATTGCGGCCAACACCTGCAGTCAGCTTGCCTACGGTGTCGCGATAGGGCTTCTCGCACACGCCTTCATCCCTGCGCAGATCTTGATAGAGTCGTTCAACGTCCATGGTTCGCCCTTCGTTGGTTGCGGCGATCGAGCGCCAGGTATAGCGCGGCTCCTACCGCGAAGAAGCATTCAAAGATATTTCCGGAGCCGAGACTGGAGGTGACGACCGCCACCGCCCCGGTGGTCAGTACTAGGTACGCCAGGCGGATGCCGTGCGCTGTGCGGCTGCTCATGCGGTTCAACGCGTTGAGCCCCTTTGCGATGACGTACATGCCGGCCAGCGCTTGCAGGAGGGCCAAGGCTTGCAGCGCGGCGGGCGCCTGCAGGATAGTGACAGTAATCATGGTGATCACTCCTTGTCTTCCGGCAGGTGAGGGATCTTGACGTTGCGCAGCCGCTCGACCATGCCGAGCGCTACCGGCACTGCGCGGATAGAAGCAAGGCCTACGAAAAAGGCTACGGCCCGCTCGAAGGCATCCGGCAGAGCCAGATAGTGCAACGCCAGCGGCGCCGCAAATACTGCAACAGAGGTGCCCGTCAACACAGCCGCAATGGCCTGCCAGCGGGTCATTTCCTTGGCGTAGCTAAGCGATAGGGCGGCACCAATGAAGGAGCAGACTAGGGTGGCCGTCTTGACCCCTAAGATAGTGCTTTCTGCGGTGTTCAGGTCGGCCGCCATGTCGCCTCCTTCCTAGAGCGGATTAATCGGACAGCCAGGTGACCTTCAGGCCTACGCCGCCGGTTACGGCGATATCGCCGACCAGATAAGCGGTGAGCTGATCCAGCTCCACTCGGGTTTGCGCGCCGATGACCCCGGGGACGGTGATCTGGCGACCGCCCGACACGTCGAAGGTCTGGCCCCCGGTGCCGCGCACCGGGACATTGGTCGCGCCGGCACCGTCGATGGTGACGACAATAGGGGACGCAGTGGTATTCTCGAAGATAAGTTCTTGGCGTTTGTTGGCTTCATAGGTCAGGGTGTCGGCCACCGACAAGGTGCTCGGCGTGATGTTCTGCGGGTTGCGGGAGCGTACGACTTTGGTAATGGCGGCCATGGTGTTCTCCTAGGTTAAACAATATTCACTGCGGCAATTTTAGCATTCTTACGGGGACCAGTCTGCATCCGCCGATATGCCTGTGGCGGTCTTTACCGACCCGAGATTGTCTGTCACCTGGCACTGCAGGACAGAGGTATAGCTGCCGGTCGAGCCGGATGAAAAAGCTTTGAACACAGTAGGGTTCGCGCTGTTGGCGCTCGATATGCTGGCCCCTTGCGGGTTGCTGGTGAAAGTCCAGCTATAGGTGTAGGGGGCCTGGCCCCCCGTCACCGTCACCGTAGGAAAGGAGTTTGCGTTGCCCGCGCCACCCGAGCTGTTATAACTGCGGCCGTCGCTGTTCCCGGTGACGGTAAGCGACGCCTTGCCGAGCAGGTTGCTGAAACTGACCGGACCGGATGGCACTTGTGCCAGCGTGCGCGTCGCGCTCTCGAGTAGCGACGTAGTGGCGTTGGTCGCCCTGCCAAGTTCCGTGTTCACCTGGGACATGGACAGGGGGAAACTGGCGGGCAGGGTCACGGCAGGCCTCGCTCGATTTGCTCAATATCGGCCATGATGGCCTGGAACTCGTTTTGTGCATCGCTCAGCGTAGCGGCTCGCTGCACCCGGTTCTTGCGCATGCGCAGGACGCCGAGCTGGGGGAGTGCAGCGCGAAGCTGATCGGCCATGTAGATCGTAGCGTCTGCCGCTTGCTGGTTGGACATGCCGCTACTCTCAGCGTAGTCGGCAACAAGCGGGCCAAGAGGGCCGGTGTAGCCTGCCTCTTTGTATGCCCTTGCGGCGGCCTCGCGCAGCTCGTACTCCACTTGGAACCGGGTGAATTGGCGGTAGATGTAGGCCACCTTGCCGTCAATCTGGTCGGCCAGCATTTGCTTGCGCTCGTCGTCGGTCGGTATGTCCACAGGGGGTGGTGCCGGGATAAATGACACCGTTAGCATGGTCTCCATCTTCGACCTGGCCGCGATATGCGCGCCGCACTCTTCCGCCACTGTTGCGGCGATGGCGGCCAGCTCCTCCGGGGTATAGCCCCCGGTGTAGCCGACGATCCTCTCGCCTACTTGGTGCTCACCGATCTGCCGTTCGCCTACTTGACGTTCACCTACCATGACCGCGTGCATTTCCCCGTCTTCGCCAAGCCGGTCTTCGAATACCGGCTCCAAGATGGGCTCCATGGTCGGGCCCATGACGGGCTCAGTCACCGGGGTGCGCGGATCCGCTGGTGGCGGATAGGTGCCGCCGATCCGGGAGACTTCGAAGCGGTAGGACTCGCCGCTATCCGAGGTGGCCAGCACGGCAAAATTGAGCACGCCCAGATTGCCCCGTTCATCCAGTCCGTGGGCCACATCAACAATAGCTGTATTAATATTCATGCGTTGCCTACCTTCGCGATCAATGCAGCCACTTGGGTTTTGAGTTCGTTGATTTCTTGTTCGTGCCGTTGGGCCTGGCGGGCCAGTAGCGCCGAGGCTACTGCACCCAGCCTGCCGTAGTCCATTGACAGGATACCCGTTTCCGGATTGGTGTTGATCATTTCCGGTGCGAAGGCCTGCACCTGCTGTGCCGACATGCCGATTTCCTTCTGGCCCGTGTCGATGCGTTCATAGCTGCCCAGCAGCACGATACCTGCCAATTTCTCCAGGAAGTCTTCCCGCAAATAGCACCAATTGATCTTCAGACGCTCGTCGGAATTGGCGGTAATATTGGCGGCGGCCGTCAGATTGCCGGAATTGTCCAACGTCAAGGTCTGCAAACTATTCGCCGCGTTAGCCACCGCGAAGCAATAAGAGCTGTTGGCTTGGATATGGCCGTGTGTGGTGCCACTTCCGTTCTGCAAATATATCTTGATATTGCCGACCGTCTGCACCCTCATGATATTGCGAGCAATAATATCATTGCCGCTGATATCGCCAATACCGGTAGTAGCGAAGCCGCCCGCACCAGTCTGCACCAAGCCTCCAAGGCTGTTCAGATTCAGCGTGGCGGCCGCTCCGTTATTCCGTGCTTGGACGTTGGTGTAGTCCAACACCATATTCAAGCCGCCAGAGCCAGCAATCTGCATATATCCGTTGTTGGCCAGCGTCGAGAGCGCGCCGCCCAGGATAGCGGTGTATATGGTGTTGACGGTAAGGCCTGCGTTGGCGGTGATCAGACCGCCGCCGAATATCGTCGTGAAACTGGCCGCTTGCGCCGTCAATGGGTTGGCGTATGTGATCGTGCCACCGGAATCCGGATTGGTGCTGGAGAATGCGAAATACCCTTTATCCGTAGTGTTGATCGTGGCTTTCAAGCCGCCACTGGCGGCACCGAGTTTGATCGTGCCGGCGCTCTGGCCTACTCCGGTCCCCTCCTGCACAGGGATCGCCCCATTGACCTGGCCGACCCCGGCCGATGTGGCTCCAAAGGGGGTCGCAACGGTGGAGAAATCGCCCGCCACTGCGGTGTTCTTCTGGAATACCCACACGTCGCTATTGAACACCTGGCGCCAAAGGCCGGCCGCGCCGGTCTGGTCGGTTTCGTCGAAGGCGATCGTAGGCGATGCCGAGGCCATGGTCAGGTTGCCCGTAAGCGTTCCGCCGCTCGCGGGCAGGCCCGCATCGATTCGGACCCAAGGCTGATACGCGCTGCCCGTGCGGCGGCGATACCAGAGCTCGTCCGACCCGCTGGGTTGGAACATCTGGAAGCCTTGCGTGCCATATAGTTTGTTGATCACCATGCCGTCACGCGCGCCGCCAGCGGGGAAAGTGCCGGTAGTCACGGGACTTACGACCCAGAACGCCGAAATCGCATTCGGATTGTCGATGTTCGACAGGAAAGGATTGTCGGTGATGATGCCAAGGCCGACGGTGGCCACGTCGCCCGAACCCTCGGCGATGGTGGCGTTGTCATAGACGTTCTGAGCCACGGCCTCGAACTCGCCGGTGGCGTTCTCCAGCCAGGTCACGAAAGCGTCGACGCGATCCGAGAACGTGTCGCGATCCCCGCGCTGTGGGGCCGGAGTCGGAACCGGCGTAATTGGTGGTGGGGTGACTGGCATTTTAGACCAATCCTTTCACAGTGAGATTAAGCGTTACTTCGTCTATGGCGTTGTCCGGCGCGTAGACCATGCGGCCACTGACAAGACCAAATACCGTCATACCTTGGTAGTTCTGTTTCGTGCTGCCGATCACCACCACCGGGGTCCCCAGCAGCCGGCGGATAGTGTCCAACACGATGCTGGCATCGGTGATATCCGACTTCCCGCTAATCACCAGTCCGGTGGCGTTACGGCGCTTCGTGATGGTTGTGGTCCCGAACTGGTCGGTGGAGATAAAGCTGTAGTCCTGCGGTTCCACGGAGGCGCCGCGCAGCGGGGCGCCGATCGGCGAGAACGTGCCGATGGCCAGCATGCCAATCTTGGCGTTGCCGCTGGCCTTCGTGATCTCGAAAGTTATTTCCGCCACCGTGTAGGGGGGTAGGCCGGTCGCAAGAAGTTGCGTCTGTGGGCGGAACGGATCATAGAAATATTCGTAGTAGTCGGCCGGCGCGGAATCTTCCAGGTCCTCGTCGTATTCGTAGTATATAGGGCCGCCAGGGTATTGCCGCGCGGTGATGTGGATATGGTCCCCATCCAAACCGAACAAGGCGAAGCCGTTGAATGCGCCCGGCTCCAGCGTGATCGAAATGCTGGCTGCCCGCGACGATTGCGTCGACACCATAGCATCGAACATGGCCCACAGGTTTGTTGGCCCCAGATCCAGCCACCAGGTGCCATTGCCCAAGCTATCCGCCTGGTTGGCCGGAATGGTGGGATCCTTGTTTAGATTACTATTCTGCAGGCTCTCGTAGACCCGGTGAGTGGAAGCCGAGAACACCTTGGCGCCCTGCGCGTAGGTCGTTGCGCTGCTCCACGCCGGGTTCGGGTCTTCCGGGCTGATGTTGGTGGCCGTTATCATGGCTGCCGTAATGGTGTTCGGCGCCATGATATTGATGCTGTCAGTAGCCGCCAGCGTCATGGCGTCGCCTCGGTCAGTAGCGCGTTACCGCCAGCGGACACCTGGTCGAACTGCTGTGCCAATTGCGCGCCAGATACCGCCGACGCGGCGGTGTTCGCTGCAGTTCGTTCCATCTGAGTTTTCAACGTGGCCATTTGCGCGTTCAAGGTTTGCAATTCGTACAGCAAGGCATCAACTGTTTCCGGCCCCATTGTACCGCCTTGGGACAGTTGCGTTAAGCTGCTTTGCGGCAAATCTGCACCTCGGCCGGCCACAAGCGCCTGCAGTGCACGGCTAAATTCCACCAGGGCCGCCGGCACGTTGGTCGCCTGTGCCACACTATCGGCCGTCCTGTTCGCCGCTGCAGCCTGCTCCCGGGCCGTATTGAGCAGGTCGTTGAGTACCCCGATCTGTGCATCGTAGTTGGCCTGCGCTGCGGCCTTCTGGTCCTGCAGCGTTTTCAGGGTCTGTTCTTCGAGCGAGGTCTGCGCGCCCGCCATGTTATTGAGGGCGGCTATATCGTTGGCGGCACGCAACTGTGCGCGCTGGTAATCCTCGCTGGTAGCGAATTCGCCCGAGATATCCTGCGCCAGCGACGACAGCGCGAACTGCAGGCTGTCGGCCGATGGCAGGACGCCGGATGCTCGAGCGATGGCCAGGGCGGAGGTGAGCTGCGCGGCGCCGACTTGGCGAGACAGGGAGGCCTGTGTAGCGGTTTGTCCAGCCGGACGGAAACTACCCAAGGCGCTGGACAGTTCGCGCAGCTTCACCACCCGCTTGTTGGTGGTATCGATGCCGGTGTTGAGGCCCGCCATCAGGTCGTCAAAGGCTGCCTTCTGCTGGTCCTTTTGCGCGTCAACCAGCGTGCCGAGATTCGACAGCGTATCCGATACCGCCCCTTCCAGTCCGTCTATGAACTTCTCGCGAAGTGCTTTCTCCGCCTCGGCCGCCGCCGCTGCGGCGTCTGCTTGGGCCTGTTGCTGCGCTTGCAGGGCGGCGGTAAGTTCCTCCGTGGAAGGGTACAGGGTGGCGAAAGCGGCCTGCAGTGCCATGAGCCCGGCGAACTGCTTGGCTCCGGCCTCTGTGGTCTTGTCGGTAGCCAGCACAACCTGCTTGAACTCTTCGCGCGTATCCACCCAGCCGAGGCCCATATCGGCCAGGCCTTTGGTCACCGCGTCCATGACCGGCTTTTGGCGCTCGGCTACGGTCAGGAAGTTCTGCGCGAAGCCGGCGGCATTGGTGGCGAGCTGATCCAGACCACCGGACAGCGCGATAAGTCGCTCGCGCGCCTCCAAGCTACCCACCCCCACTGCGCCGAACGTGGTGCCGATGGAGGCCAGCGTGGCGTCCAGCGCCACATAGTTGTTGGTCAGGCGTGCCAGTGCGGCAGTGGCGCTTTCGTTCTTCTGCTGGAACTTGTCCAGGTTCGGCACGATACGGTACGCCATATCGTTGCCGATATCGACCAGGACCTGGTTGAACAACTCGGCGTTCTTCGTGTCGTCCGACGTAAGCGCCATCTTTACGGTGCGGCTGTACGTCGTGATCTGGTCTGTAGGTGCGCCGAGCGCATCGGCGTAGGCCAACGATGCTGCCTTGATGCCGTTGAAACTGTCGGTGAGCGCAGCCGCCGCCTCACCAGTGACTGCCTGCCGTTCGGTGCCCCGCTTCGTGCTGCGGAACAGACCGCCCTTTGCCACCCAATTCTGGAACGTTTCGCCGCTGAACCCGCCTGGGCCAAAGGCGCCGGTAACGCCTTGGCTTTCCACCTTGGGTGCTTTGCGGCCAAACAGACGATTCACGGCACCGCCGACCAGTCCGCCGACCAGTCCGCCGATGGCGGTCCCGACGACAGGAATAACAGATCCGATTAGCGCTCCTGCGGCTGTGCCGGTATTGACTGCGCTGTTGCCGCTGCCGCCGAAGGCGGAGAAGCCGCCGGAGATAGCGCGCCCGCCGAAATACCCGGCCGCGATGCCCGCTGCGCCGGTCGCAAGTCCACCCGCTGTTGATCCTGCGGTGAGGTTGCTGCCGATACCTGTCATGCCTGCAGCGTTGTATTGCGCTGCAGCCGCCGCGGCCTGCGCGCTGGTGAGGCCCATGCCGGTGCCGAAGGCGCCGATCGTGCCAGAGCCTACCAGCGAGCCGAAGCCAGCAATAGCGCCACCGATAGAGGTCGCCACGCCGGTGAAACCGTTGGTGATGGCGTCGTAGATCGATTTGCCCGTGGACAGCAGACCGCCCGCTCCGGACGAACCGCCGCCCCCGCCGAACAGTGCGCCGAACTGTTGCAGGCCCGCCGAAGCGTTACCCGCAGCAGCGCCGCCCGTCAGGGACGCGCCGATGTTGATTACCCATTTCTTGAGCGTCTGCTGGTACAGCCAATCAAACAGTATGTTTTTGAGCGAGTCCTTTAGTCGTTGCGCCAAGCCTTTGCCGCCGTCCAGGATGCTTACGAACGTGTCGTGTGCGGTGTCTTCAATGGTCTTCCACATTTCCTGCTGGTCTTTGGTCGCTTGCTCGGTGGCGGCTTTCTGCTTCTCCAGCACCTCGAGCTGGTCGCCGGCGCCGACAGCGCGCCTCTTTGCCTCGATCAGTTTTTCAAGCTGCTCCACTTCCGCCTGATCCAGCTCGAGAGAGGCGCGCTGCGCCAGGCGCTCTTCCATGCGGGCCAGGGTGGTGCGCTCGAGAGCCTGCTTCGTTTTGCCGAAGTTCTCCACCAGGGTTTCCGCGGCGCGGGCCTCCTGCATTGCGGCTTTGAATTCCTCGGCACGCTGGTCGTTCAGCTCGTCCACCGCTTTCATGGTCTGCTCGGTGGACCGGCGCAGTTTCTCCTGCGTCTCCAGCGCATCCAGTGCCACACGTATCTCGTTTTCGTGGGCTTTGGTCAATACCAGCTTGCCGTCTTTCAGCTCCTGGTCCAGCTTGATGCGCATTTTCTGCGATTCGAGCAGTGCAACGCCGGCGGCCATTTCGGTCTTGTCGGCGATGATCTTTTCGTTGATCGCGCCAATGGTGCTGCGATAAGCTTCGTTTTCCTTCTTGGCGGCGGCGATGGCTTCGTCTGCGGCCTTCTTGCGGGCCGCCGCGATATCTTCCGCTTTCAGGAACTCGGCCGCCTTGCGTGCCGCTTCCGTGGCCTTGGCGGCATCTTCCTCGGTGGCTTTGGCCGTGTCTGCGCTGGCGGCCTTGGCGGTATCGCCAAGTTGCTGCCATTTCGCCTTCCATGCGTCG